TGACTCAAGTTACCAAGCGTGATGGACGCAAAGAACCATTAGATATTGAAAAACTTCATAAGGTAGTGTTTTATGCATGTGAAGATATTACAGGTGTTAGTCCAAGCGAGGTAGAAATCAAAAGTCAAATACAATTTTATAATGGTATGCCAACCAGTGAAATTCAAGAAACACTTATCAAGGCAGCAGCAGACCTTATTTCAGAAGAAACTCCTAACTATCAATATGTAGGCGGAAGACTTATCAACTACGGTCTACGCAAAGAAGTCTATGGCGGATACGAACCATGCACAGTAAAAGAACTGGTAGAGCGTAATACCGAGCGTGGATTTTATGATCCTGATCTAATCGGATACTACAACAACGAGGAATGGGAAAAAATCAATAGTTTTGTCAAGCACGAACGTGATGAAACACTAACATACGTTGCGATGGAGCAGTTGCGTGGCAAGTATCTAGTACAAAACAGAGTTACTGGAGAAATATTTGAAACTCCGCAAATGTGCTACATACTCATTGCAGCAACATTGTTCTATAGCTATCCAAAAGAAACAAGATTAAAGTGGATTAAAGAGTACTATGATGCAATTAGTCTTCACGATATTAGTCTACCTACTCCTGTTATGGCTGGTGTTCGCACCCCGCAAAGACAGTTTAGTAGTTGTGTCCTTATCGAATCTGCTGATAGCCTTGATAGTATCAACGCTACTTCTAGCAGCATTGTTAAGTATGTAAGTCAGAAAGCAGGCATCGGTATTGGCGGCGGTGCTATTCGTGCTATCGGTTCGCCGATACGCAAAGGAGATGCTTACCATACAGGTATCATTCCTTTCTACAAGATGTTCCAAGCAGCAACAAAGTCCTGTAGCCAGGGCGGTGTACGTGGCGGAGCAGCAACCATTTACTATCCAATTTGGCATCTTGAAGCAGAAGAGATGTTGGTTCTAAAAAACAACAAAGGCACTGAAGAAACTCGTGTACGACACATGGACTACGGTGTACAGTTTAACAAGCTGATGTACGAAAGGCTAATCACCGGAGGCGACATTACTCTTTTCTCGCCTAATGATGTTCCTGGATTGTACGAGGCATTTTTTGCCGATCAAGATCGTTTCCGAGAGTTGTACGAAACAGCAGAACGCAACACACGCCTGCGTAAAAAAGTTGTTAAGGCTATCGACTTGTTTAGTAGCTTTATGGAAGAGCGTAAAAACACAGGCCGTATCTATCTACAAAACGTAGACAACGCAAACGACCACGGCAGTTTCTTGCCTGAACTTGCACCTATTAGACAAAGCAACCTTTGTGCAGAGATCGATCTGCCCACTAAGCCACTAAATGATTTAAATGATCCGGAGGGAGAAATTAGTCTTTGTACCCTTTCCGCCATTAACTGGGGCAATGTTAAAACACCCTCAGATTTTGAGCGTATTTGTAGATTAGCAGTTCGAGGGTTGGATGTGCTGTTAAGCTATCAAAACTATCCTATTCTTGCTGCCAAACTCAGCACAGAAAAGAGACGTCCTATTGGTATTGGTATTATTAACTTTGCATACTGGATGGCCAAACATGATTTAACTTACCAAGGTATCACACCAAACGGCCTAGCAAAAATTGATGAGTATGCAGAAGCGTGGAGTTATTATCTTATCAAAGCCAGTGCCGACTTAGCAACGGAACAAGGTGCACCGAGCGGCAACATGGAAACCAAGTATGGTCATGGTATCACTCCTAACCAAACCTATAAAAAGGATGTTGACGAACTGGTACCACATGTTGAGCGTATGCCATGGAATGAATTGCGTGCTCAACTACGTGAAACAGGTATTCGCAATAGCACACTGATGGCACTGATGCCCAGCGAAACATCTGCACAGATTGCAAATGCAACCAATGGAGTTGAACCTCCAAGAGCATTAATTTCAGTTAAACAAAGCAAACATGGTGTACTCAAGCAAGTGGTTCCAGAGTTTAAAAAACTAAAGAACAAATACGATTTGCTTTGGGAACAGCGTAGTCCCGAAGGATACTTAAAGATTATGGCAGTGCTACAAAAATACATTGATCAAGGCATCAGTGTAAACACTAGCTACAATCCGCAGTTCTACGAAGATGAAAAGATTCCTATGAGCGTGATGCTACAACATATGTTGATGTTCTACAAGTATGGTGGAAAGCAACTGTATTACTTTAACACCAATGACGGCCAGGGCGAGGTAGATGTAGGTAAACTACTAAACAAAGTGGAAGAGATCGAAGAAGAATTTTCCATTGATGACGAAGTGTGTGAAAGCTGCACAATATAATAATTGACACACCTTGATAGGCGTGCTATAACTTAATAACATATGAGGATTAACTATGAGCGTATTTGATACTGAAAACCGTGCAAATCACACACAAGTCTTGGCATTTCTAGACCCTAGCGGCGGCCCTACTATTCAACGTTACGATACACTAAAATACAAAACGTTTGATAATCTCACTGACAAACAACTCGGCTTCTTTTGGCGTCCAGAAGAAATTGATATTTACAAGGATGCCAAAGACTTCAAAGCTCTTACAGCACACGAGCAGCATATTTTCACATCAAACCTCAAGCGTCAAATCCTACTAGACAGCGTCCAAGGCCGTGCTCCAGTCGAAGCTTTTGCTCCTATTGTGAGTTTGCCAGAAATCGAAAACTGGATTCAAACTTGGACATTTAGTGAAACAATCCACAGTCGCAGTTATACACACATTATCCGAAATGTGTACAGCAATCCTAGCAAAATCTTTGATGAGATGATGGACATTGAAGAAATTATTGATTGTGCAGGCGATATTAGCAAATACTACGACGAGCTTATTGAAACCAGCATGTATTACAACCTGCTAGGTGCCGGTACACATACTGTAAACGGTAAAGAAGTTGTAGTAGATCTCTATGATCTTAAGAAGAAACTGTGGCTCACTCTTATGAGTGTGAACATTCTTGAAGGTGTTCGCTTCTATGTAAGTTTTGCTTGCAGTTGGGCATTTGCTGAACTTAAAAAGATGGAAGGCAATGCCAAGATTATCAAATTGATTGCACGTGATGAAAATCTACATCTTGCAAGTACACAGATGTTACTCAAACTTCTCAAGAAGGACGATCCGGCATTTGAGCAAATTGCAAAAGAAACTGAAGCCGATTGCATTAAGATGTTTGTTGATGCAGTAGATCAAGAAAAAGCTTGGGCCCAATATTTGTTCAAAGACGGCAGTATGATCGGACTCAACACTCAACTGTTGAGTGATTACATTGAATGGATCTGCACTCGTCGTATGCAAAACGTAAGTCTTAGCAGCCCTTACACAGTTAAGAGCAATCCGTTACCGTGGACACAAAAATGGATCTCAGGTTCAGAAGTTCAAGTTGCACCACAAGAAACAGAAATTACCAGTTATGTAAGCGGCGGCACAAAACAAGATATTGACGACGATACTTTCAAAGGATTCAGCCTATGATAGAAATTTGGGGGAAGCCTGCATGTCCTTATTGCGAAAGTGCAAAAGCGTTGTGCGAAAGCAGAAATTTAAAGTACACATACAAACAACTGGATGTAGATTTTACCCGTGATGAAATTTTAGAAAAATTTCCAGGTGCAAGAACATTCCCACAAATTATCGTAGGTGGCACCAAGATAGGTGGCTATGACAAACTAGGGCCATATCTAGAAGAAACAGGATACAACGGAACAGGACATACTCTATGATTATTGAAACACCCTATAAAGTAAACGATACTATTACCATTAAAACAGTTGGCAGTGATGAACTGGTTGCTAGATTTGTTGAAGAAAACGATAAAACTGTCACTATTCAAAAACCACTTGCATTGATGGCTACTCCACAAGGTATTGGTCTAGGTCCATTTACTTTCACAGTCAATCCTGACGCAAAAATTAAATTGAACAAGGATGCACTATTATTTGTACACAAAACTGACAGCGAAATGGCAAAACAATACATACAAAGTACCAGCGGTTTACAGATGATTTAAGTTGACATCTTAAACTTAGCATCGTATTATAACTTGTAAAAGGCAAAATAGAAAGGCACTTCAATGAATAAAATTATTCTCACCGACGCAGACGGCGTCCTTCTTAACTGGGAATATGCGTTTTGTTGCTGGATGGAGCAGCATGGTTACACGCAAATTGAAAACGGCAATCGCGAATATGATATTGCCAAGCGTTTTAGCATTACCAAAGAATCTGCAAATTCAAAAGTGAAGATTTTTAACGAAAGTGCTGCAATTGGGTTCTTACCAGCTCTACGTGACGCAATGTTCTACGTTAAGAGATTGCACGAAGAACATGGCTATGTGT